CGGCTCGATGCCCGGGTATGGGTAGAGCTCGACGTGGCGGATGTCGGTCGCGGTGTTCGCGCCGGCGGCGACCGCATCACGCGCGCCGGACATGCGGGTCAGCGAGACCGGCTCGACCGAGGCCCAGACGCTGCCGACCGTCGTCCAGGTCTGCGCCGGATCACCGGCGGCGTCCACGCCTGAAGTGACCAGCCGCTCGAGCGAGATCAGGTGCTTCAGGTTGCCGGCGCGCATCAGACGCCCTCGCGGACGCGGTACGGGTTGAGCAGCATCTGCACGCCCATCGGCAGCTCGACCGCTTTCGCCGCGTCGGTGAGCACAGCCTCGCGGTTGTTCGAGAAGTGCGCGAAGGTCAGCAGCACGGCCTGCGTGATCGGCGTGTTCATCACGATGCCATAGAGCGCCATGCGGGCGTTTTCCACCGCCTCGACGTAGCTGTGCTGCGCGATCTCCCACGCGATCGAGTCGGGCAGTCCCGGGCCGGTCTGCGCCACGTCGATCGACAGGATCGGCTGCTGCCACTCGTCGAGCGCGGTCAGCCAGTTCTGGCGCGCCGCGTCATACGCCGCCTGCGTGGGTGCCAGCGAGGCGTTGGCCGTCGTGATCGCCGTCGCGAGCGAAGGCGCATCGGCGTACAGGTTGCGGTTGAGGTAGCGCGCGGCGGAAGTCTCCGCAGCGTCAAGGTAGCCCTGCAGCAGCGAGTCCTCAGCGGTCTGCGTGATGCGAACCTGCGACTTGGCGGTGGCGAGCTGGATGATGCTCATGGGTGAACCTCGCAGAGATGCGCCACGTTGCCGACCGGGTTCGGCTTGCCCCAGCGGTACAGGTGCAGCACGTACAGGCCGAGCGCGATCGCCGGCTTGCCGCCGTCCTGGCGCACCGCCTCGGTGAACGCCTGGTCGAAATAAATGGAGTGCTCGGGGAACGGGTGCCGCGCCCAGGTGCTCTTGCGGAACAGCATCAGCATGCCGGACACCGGGCCGATGATGACCGGCGCGACCTTCGTGCCGTACTCGTCCCAGCGCTCGCCGGCGATGCGGACGTGCCGGCTCAGGTCGGGATCCTCGCTGAGCATGCCGTCGTGCAGCTGATACTCCGCGCGCAAGCGGTTCGTCATCGCGCCGATCAGCGGATGCTTGTCACCGTTCGCGGCCACGACGGCCTCGACTTGCTTGCCCCACTGCGGCGTGAGAAAGCAGGTGTCGCCGTCGCGCAGGCAGATCCACGCGTCATCGGGCAGGCAGTCGATCGCCGCATTGATGCCGCCGCCGATGTTGCCGGTCAGCCAGGGTGTCAGGTGGTAGATCACGAAAGGCTCTCCAAGACTTGTCGACGGATCCGGTTCGACGCGGCGAGCGAGAAGTGCGTGCGGACGTGCTCGGCCAGTGCCGCACCGGCGTCCGCCGCCATGCCCGGGCTGTGCCGGCAGCGGTCCATCTGAGCGGTCCACTCCGCCGGCGAGGCGGCGTGCAGCACACCAGGCATGCCGGCGTAGGGCGCAACCGGGGAAGCGATCAGCGGGATGCCGCGGGCGCCGGCCTCGAGCGCCTTGAGGTTCGACTTGCAGCGGTTGAACAGGTCGTCGACCAGCGGAGCGATCGCGACCGCGTGGCCGTCATAGAGGCCCATGTACTCCTGCACCGGACGCGCCTCGGCCGTGAGGCAACGCGGGAGCATGCCGCGGATCGTCACCCACTCGGCATGGCCGCCTTGCACGCCGGCCAGCGTCAGGTCGACGCGGTTCAACGCATCGGCGACCGGCAGCACGTCCGGCCGGTGGCTGGCGCCCGCGGCGTAGACGAAGGTCGAGCCGCCCTCAGTCGGGCCGCGAGTGAATTGACCGCTATCGAACGGCAACGCGTTCGGCACGATGACCACGCTGGGGTTGATCTCGCGCACCTGCGCGGCCAGCGTCTCGGTCGTCACCATCACGACGTCGGCCAGGCGCAGCGCCATGACGAGCTTGCCCGGGAGACCGCTGGCGTTCCACGACGCGGCGAGGTAATGCGCCGGCGGCAGCTGCCAGTAATCGTCGAGGTCCATCACCAGCCGGACGCCGGCCGCTTTCTTGGCCTGCAGGGTCAGCAGATCCCAGCCCGGCAGTCGGTTGAACACGTACACCGGCACCTTCGGGTGCGCGCGCAGATGCGCGAACGGCAGCGCGATCCGGTGGTAGTTGCACGAGGTCCAGCTGGCCGGCTCGACGGTCAGCATGCGAACGGCCGGAAGATACTCGGCGAGGCGTTCTCGGCCAGCAGCGCGACGTGGTTGAGCGCGATGCCCTCGGCCTTTTCCTCGTCGCTCAGGTTCGGCGTCGGATGCTCGCCGAACACGTCCTGGCTATGGATGTACGCCGAGGCGCGCAGCGGTGACGGGTACGTGCCGGTGTCGCCCAGCAGGCCGGAACGCAGCGCGCGCTGATTGCGGCCCACGTCCTCGTAGCCGTAGCCGGTATAGCCGGCGTCGTAGCCGCCCACGACGCGCAGGAAGTGGCGCGTCTGGAAACTGAAGCAACCGACGATCGTGCGCCAAAAGGCGATCTCGCCCTCGGTGCCGGCCAGCTGCGACTTGAAAATCTCGGGCAGGCCGAAAAAGTGCAGCGTCGGCCGGCTCAGGTGCACGTCGATGAAGTACCGCTCCCAGCCGGCCATCACCGGGTAGCAGTCGTCGTCGAACAGGAAGATGTAGTCGCACCGGGCGTCGCAGAGCGCTCGCAGGCAAGCGTTGCGCGCGTGCGCGGGACCGCGGCGGTCGGTGTCGACGTGGATGTGAATGAGCGTGTCGGGCGAGGTATGGGCGTACAACTGCGGCGGGATCTCCCGCACGCCGCACGTCACCATGCCGAGGCCGATTTTCATTTGACCTTGCGCTGAGGCGCGGCGTCTTTGGTATCGGGCTTGACCCGCACCTTGATCTTTTCAACGAGACCCCCGCGCTCGAGCTCACCGGCGCGGCTGGGGTCTGTCGGCACGAACGCCTCCCCTGGCTGCACGACCCGGTTCACCTCGGCCGCGTGGAACGGTTTTCTGACGATATGGCTCATGGGAACCTCTGGTCGGGGGATAGCGAGAGGGCGCCGGCCGAAGCCGACACCCTCCCCTCTACTCACTCAGCCGATCAGGTAGCCTTGATGAACGGGCCGTACACGAACGAGGCGGGGCGGTAGACCACGAGGGCCAACCGTTCCTCGACGCGGATCGTCACCATGTTCTCGGTGAAGTTGTTGCCGTCTTCGGTCGAAACCTGGACGTTGGCGTCTTCACGGTCGAACAGCTGCGCGGCCATGTTGAACGCGCCGACCATGAAGTAACCGGCCGGGATCGCGTCGGACTCCACCACCGGCAAACGCCACAGCTGCGGCGCGCCGCCGGTTGCCACGTTGACCCAGATGTAACGGCCCATCGTGTCTTTCGTCAGCTCGATGTTCGCCCAATCCTGCGGGTTCAACACGATGCCGGTGGCGTGGTACAGCGCCAAGCGCACCTGCAAAATCGCACGACGGAGCGTGTCGATGTCGGTGTCGCCATTGACGCGCAGGGCGTCGTTGTACGGCGTGGCCTGCGGGATCAGGCCGAGCAGGTTCTGGCCGGTGCCATCGCCCGAGAGCAGCTGGGTTTCCTCGACGTACTTCAGCCCGTAGGTGAGACGGGTGTTGATGTACGACTCGAGCTGCGGCACGTCGGCGAGGATCTGGTTCGACGCGCGCAACCAGTGAGCCAGCGTGCGCACGTTCGAGGTGGCGCGGCTGAAGGTGATGTCCGACTGCGGCTTGAGCGCACCTTCGGCAACCGCGGCGGCCGAGTTCTGGAAGCCGGTCTCCTTGATGTACTCGATCGAGTTCGAGGACGTCCGGCCCGGCATCAGCAGCTGGCGGATGGTGAACGTGCGGATCGCCGGGGTGATGATGCCAGGCAGACGATCGGAGTAAACCGCCGGGCCAGCCGTGGTGGCGCTGGTCACGTCGGAGATCGTCTTCAGGCGCAGCACCGCGGTACCGCGGCCCTTGGTCACGAAGTTCTTGAAATCTTCGCTCTCGCAGAACAGCTCGCCGTGCGACTTGGTCGCCTGGTTGCCCGACTCGCGAGCCGCCTTGAGCGCGACCAGCTCCTGTTCCATGCCTTCCAGGCGGGTCTGCAGGTCGGCGCTCGCCTTGACGTGGTTGGCGATCTCGTCCTTCAGCTGCTGGCTGACCTTGCCGGTTTCCTTGATCTGCAGGTCGGCCGCGTCGAGCTTGAGCTGCAACGCGTTGTCGCGTTCCTTCAGAGCCTCGGCGAGGCTGGCCTTGAACTGCGCCGGGTCGATGCCGTCCTTGTAGCCGACACGGAAGCCCTTGTGCTTCACGATGCCGTGACTGAACGCTTGGTTGAATAGAGTGCGGATATTCATGTCGGTTGTCTCCGTTAGACGTTTTTAACAATGGCCAAGACGTCGGCCAGCTTCAGTTCGCGACCGCCTTGGCTCTCAGCCTCACGCTGACGGAGCAGATGCGAGAGACCCTTGCCCGCGACAGCCTTGGCCTCCGTGTTCGAGAACCCTACCTCGCGCAGGTGATCCTCGAACTCGCTCAACGTAGGTAGTTTGCCACCTTTCAACGCAGATTTCACGCCGTCTACACGCGCGCTCGGGCCGGCCGGGAAAGTCACCAGGGAAACCTCCCACAGGTCGATCACGTCGAGCGTGGTAACGCCGGTCTTTTTGTCGACTTGCCACTCGGTCGCCACGTAGCCGATCGAGAGCCCGTCGAGCGCGCCCATCTTCAGGAGCGCGTAGGCCTCTTTGCCTTGTTCGGTGTCCAGCGCCAGCTGGCCCTCGACGCGCAGACCCTTGGCGTCTTCGGCCATGCTGGTCCACACGCCGATCGGCTTGCGCTGGTCGTGCTGCCACAGCATGCTCGGGAGCTTGCCCTTGGCCTTCCAGGCGGCCAGCGATGCCTTGAACGCGCCGCGGGAGACCGCCTCGTCATAACTGTCGACCTCGCCCCAGATCGAGGCGTAGCCGCTGAAGCTGCCGTCGTCGTTGAGCGTGGCTTCCTTCAGACTCAGCTCGGTCGTCTTGGTCTTGAGCGCGCTCTTGATTCGCAGGATGAGGTTTTTCACTTCGGCGGCTCCGGGTTGTTCGGGTCTGCAGGCTTGTTCGGATCGACGGGGTTGTTCGGATCGACCGGTGGCGTGGGCGCCGGCGGCGTCTCGCCCAGCTTGTCGAGCGGCACGAGGTTCGACTGCACGGTGAGCTCGTCCGCTCCCTCGTGCGCGTCCAGACCGTCTCGCTCACGCAGCTCGTTGCGCGTGCGCAGGCCGTTCTGCACGCGCGAGCTGTCGAGCTGCGCACGCGCAACGGCATCGGCGCAGTCGAGATCGTCCACGTCGAACAGCAGCAACTGGTTCGCACCCAGCGCGAGCGACTTGGAGACGGCCTGCTCGATCCGGCGCAGGTACGGGCGCAGCGTGTATGTGCGGAAGCCGATCGTGGTGCTCTCGATCGAGGACGCCCACGACGAGGATTTCATTACGTGGCCGATCAGCTGCGGCGGCACGCGGTACCAGCGGCAGACTTCCTCGACGTTGAACATGCGCGTCTCGAGCATCTGCGCGTCGTCGGGGTTCATCGTGATCCCCTGGTAGTCCATGCCGTTCTCGAGCACCATCACCTTGCCGAAGTTCGAGCTGCCGGTGAAGTCCGAGATGAGGTTGCGGATCTCGTCACGCTGCTGCTGCGTCTTGAAGGCGTTTTGGTACTTGATGAAGCCGCTGG